TTGCGTAGCGGCATCATCAACAATGTCTGCCGTATCCCTGTTTTTCGTCTCAGGCATTTCCTAGTTCCTTCTTCTCACTTGATGCAATACCCGTCTTTTCAATGAACTCAGGCAAAAAGCCAGCCTGATGAATGGCGTTCAGTTGCGCCCAATCAACCTTGCCCTGACCAATGGCCTGCAACTCCGCTTGACGACCAAGGCGTGCCTGCCAGTAGGCAGGCTGCGCCGCCTCCAACTCGTCGTAAGTGAACTTGTGTGGGAACTGGTCGTACATATCAATCAAGTGGTTCATCTCACGCAGAGAGCCACGCTCCTGCAACTTGCCCTCTTCCAAGTCCAGTTCCTTGATCTGCGCCTCAAGGTGATCGACCTCATCGTCGGATTCCTTAAGCCGAGCAACCTCAATCTCAATCTGTTGGCGGCGTAACTTGGCACGCTTCCACGAGAAGATCGCTGCACGCAGTTCCATGCACACCTGCTGGAAAGCCATTTCGATTGTGTCGTGCTGACCAAGCACGAAGCGTTCCAGTTGGAAGCGGCTCCGTGGCTGGATGATTTCCTCAATGGATTCCAGAATGTCTGGGCGGTCGTCGATCATACGTCCCAGAACCCCGCTCCGTTTCGGTGAGAATCACTCATGCCACCGTCTGCGGCGTTCGCGCCGCCGTACTCACCCGAGGGAGAGAGGTAAGCGTTCACATAAGTAGAGATGTAATTGGTGGTCGTAGCGAACTCAAATGTTTGGACATAGTTGCGCTCGTCACCGTTCCAGCCACCGGCCCACATGCCGTGCGTGTCAAACGACAACGGGACAGGACTTTGTATGGGTGAGAGAATGTAGCAAACCGTGGAACCCGACGTACTGGGGTAAGGATGCCGAGTGATGCTTTGGCTGGTGAAAGTGTTATCACCAGCCGTGAAAGCGCCTACCGCCTCCTCAACGACGGTTCCCGCTTCACGGCGAGCCGAACCTTGATTAGCGGCGTGCGACCAAGTATCCGTACTCATATCAAGCATCATCCATTCATCTGCATTGTTCGCACCGTCGTAGCCGCCCCACGAGTATCCGGTGTTGTTTGCGCGATGATGAAAAAATTGCGTGCTTGAACGGTTGTAATTGGCATTACTTATCGTGGAGAAAGTGTCCGTTGCGAAAGCAACCTTGTCGGCGGTTTGTAACTGAGTACTCGTAGATCCGTTACACGAGTAACCGTTCGCGCCACGCTCCCAAAAAACCGAGTGGTTATCTCGCCCCCGCCACGGTGTAGACGAAGAAGAAAGATCACTCCATGTGCTTGTGGAGTAGTCGTACTTCTGCACATCGTCGCTGTAATTAACGGCGTTCATGTCGCCGTTACACAGGTAGCCAGCGACACCCTGATTACTGCAACCCCGCGCCTGATAAACAGTCACGGGAAGAGGTGTCCCAACAGACCAAGTGCGAGCGGTAGCGAGATACTTGTCGTTTGTGAGATTAAGACTGCCGCCCCGATCTCTACCACCCATGACGTAACCAACTTGGTCAAACCATGAGGGGACAGACCCAGCCGTCGAAGTCTCCGCACCGACTAGTCGAAGAGCGACCGACGTATTTGGCTCCAACGCTTCAATACCCACGTTGTCAAAGTTCGCTGCACCGACAACGAAATCCGTGCCGCTACCCTGATTAAGACTCGTAGAGCCGTCACTCAACACAACATTCACGCGAGGCGACGCGCTCACCTGCACGTTGCCGCTCGTCTGTCCCACCGTGAACGTGTGAGTTCCAACATCTGTCAGGATCTTGGACAGCAGGAACGACCCGTCAGCGTTCTTCAACCGCTGGATGCTCACTAGGAAATCTCCAATCCGCTGATGTGGAAGTTCACGGTCGTAGCCGAAGCCAAGCCCGTGATCGTGTTGGTCGCGTCAAGCACCTGCTTGACCTCCCAAGTGATCGAATCATTCGCAGCCACGGTCACATCATTCGCAATCGCAACGCTGTTCAACTCAAGGTCAAACGTCGCGTCAGCGGCAGCGGTGTTCGCCACCGTGATCGACGTAACCAGCGTCTTAGTTGCAGCGGGAACCGTGTACAACGTGGCACTACTGGTCGAAGCAGCCCCACGGAACAATGCCGTAAATGTGTTTGCCATTATCTATCTCCTCAGAGTCCCAACAGGGCTAATGCTTCAACCGAAGTCAATTCAGTTTTAGTCGCATACGTTGTTGACGCGCTCGTCTGCGTCAAGAACAACGCATCCGCTTGCGTTTGCGTGTACGTGTTTGCCACTTGAAAACTAGAAAAAGCGCAAACAATCAGGTAATCATTCAAGGCCGCGCCAGAAGCCAAGGTGATAGTTCCTGAATCCGTAGTCGTGTAGTCATCGCCGGGAGCCAGCAAAACACCATTCAGGAATACCTGCTGTAAACCGATGCTGTACGCAAGAGTGACTCCGTTATTGTCAGCACCCGTGAAAGCCGTTTGAGCGGCAGAAGCCGTGTACTCAAACGTAACCAAACTGACAACACTCGCAGCCGACGCAGCCAACCAGCCAGCACCGTCATACACACGCATCTCTTGAGCGGTCGTGTCGTAGTACAACGCACCAGTAATCAGAGCATCCCCATCGTTGTCGGTGCTGGGGGCTGAACTTTTCTGGCCGAGATAGCGGTCATCGAACTGGTCATACGACGCGGCAGCAGCCGCAGCAGAGTTCGCAGCACTTACCGAACTGGCAGCAGCGTTCGTCTCGCTAGTCGCAGCGTTCGTAGCAGAAGTCGCGGCATTAGTCTCAGACGTTGCCGCGTTTGTGGCTGACGTAGCCGCAGCAGCGGCATCAGCAGCCGTAGAAATAACGTCAGCAGCCGTTGAAGCGGCATCAGCATTTGTTAAAACAACGTCAGCAGCGGTAGCCGTCTCCGAAGCAGCGGCGTTCGTTTCGCTCACAAGGGCGGCGGCGGCAGAAGCCGCGCTCGCAGCCGCGCTTGTTGCAGAGTTAGTGGCCTGAGTAGTCGCCTGCGCCAACTGGCTAGTCATGGCAGTCTCAGCCCAGTTCTTAGTCGCAGCGTCCTGAGCGTCAGTCGGATCAACCATGTTTGTGATCTTGTAAGCGCTGCTCAGATCAATGTTTTCAAGCACCCTGGGGTGAGCGGTCGTCGCACGCCATCCGTTAGTAGACGAGTAGATGTAAAGAATTTCCTCGTCGGTAGCGTAGTAAGCCTGACCGACAATAAGGCTAGTAGTAGGACGGTTTGCTAATGTCCCAATATCAATATGCCCATCAAGAGCGTTAACGTGAGTGTTAGCCTCACGAGCATCAGTAGCAGTAATGACATGCTCAATAATTGACGCATCACCATGAGACTGCGCAGCGGTATCGTCAGCGCCCCGCTGCAAAACAATAAGATCCGTGCCGTTGACAGAAGAAATAAGGACTTTTTCCTCATTAGGCTTCTGCCGATTAATAACAGCAAAAAACGGGCCTACGTTTCCAGTCGGCCACCCAGTAAACCCACTAGTAGGAATAGTAGTAGCAGTAGCGCTAAGAGGGCCAACAAGTAGAGTTGCCCTGGCCGATCCCTTATAGTCTCTAATTGCCATTAAACAATTTCCTCTACCGTTAAAACAAACGTGCCTTGCCAGCCCAGGCCGCCTGTTGCCAAGGATTCGGGTCGCCATTCAAACCCTGTAGCGTGGACTGAGTATACCAGACCGCTCTCTTGATAAAAGAACAAAGCACCCGACTGTACTAGGTTCATTAAAAACTCAAGTTCCTCTACCGGATCACGGATAATCTTCGCCCCATCAATATCTAACTCTTGATAGTTCATTATTGGAACATTCCAAGAGGAAGCCTTGCCCACCGCTGGCACGCTACGCAACTCCCATCGGGTAATAGCGGGATTGCTCGTCCCAGGAATGATTACGTAGCGAGGCTCTAAACGAGAAAACACTAAACCGTCTGTGCTTCTATGACCGCTAGAAATGCCTGAATCCATGCTTACGCGAGCAGACCGATACCAGTTGCCGCCATCAGCCTTGTAGTCTAAGAAGATTCCTCCGTCATTTGGCTCAAACCACTTAACCAGTTGATAGAGGCCAGCCTTGTTGTCCTCAACGCTATACGAGATGCGACCCTGCTCAAGCCAGCCAGGAGCCGGGGTTTCAAGAATTTCGGCGTAAATCTTTCCACCAGCCTGCGCAAATACCCTACGCCCAGTAACCGTTGTTGATTGAGCGTTAATCCCATCAACAGTAGCAACTGCCGTTATTGCTGTATCAATGCTATCTGGGGTAGATCCCGTAAAGGTCGGCCACACAAATTGCGTTTCTTGAGCGATAAGGTCATTAGCAAAAGCAGGAGTCAGGGCAACATTTGTGTATTCGGACAAATCCATGCGCCCAAGACCTTGCGCTTTTGTCGGAGGAAAATAAGTGCTAACCGTGTCTTCGTTCTCTGGAGACTCATAAGCATCCGTAATGCTGGACTGCGTGTACCAGACAAAACGATCCTGACCCTCAAAGTCATAAACAGGAGTATTGGTAGGGACTTTCGCTCCAGAAGTTAGAAGACCGTTAGCGTCAGCAACCATCATCCGAAAACCAAAACGAGTGCCAACAATAATAAAACCTTGGTAAGCAGTAATGCTGTACCCAATTTCTCCATCAGGCAATGTCTGGGCAACAACCGGGGCGTCAAACGTAGCGCCGGTAGAGTCTAGTTGAAGAAAATGAATAACCCACTTGTCGCCGTTACCGCCAAGAAGGTACGTCCCGTTAGGGGCGCGAGTGCCAGAAACCCATTTAAAGTCGGGAATTGGATGCTGGTAAATCTGAGCATGAGCGGAGCCTGGAGTGGTATCCCACAAAACATTATCCATGTTTGTAAGAAGTCGATCCTGCGACCACAGCACAAAATTATTAGTTCCGTGCGTAGAGGGATGAAAAGTATCAACAAGAGTTAAAACGCCAGCAGCGTTCTCGTATCGGGAGATATCCGCTCCGTGAGAAACAATCGCGTACTCACCATCGGTACTAATGCCCGTAGCAACCCCGCTATTAGGCAAGGTAAGTTCTGAAACAGTCCAGTTAGTAAAATCCGTTATCATAAAAACTTTAGTGCCGACTGCCCCAAACAAGTCGCCGTTAACTTCCTGAAGATACGTTTGCGCTGTAGCGCTTTCAGCAATATCAGCAACCTCGTTAGTCTGATTTAGCAGAGAACATTGCCATTGATTTGAGAAGTCAATGTTTATGCTTCGGTAATACCTGTTAATATCCGACTCGTCACGATCCATGTTGGACTGGCCGCTGCCCTTGTTCCAAGACGAAACCGTGTGCCGCCAAACACCTTGAGGAAGTAGAGTCAGGTCGCGTGTACTAGAAACGTTGCGCTGCTCAACAACCTTAACGCTACTGCGCGTCCATTGGCCGCTAGAAGTATCGACCAAGAAAGCCCTGCCGCCTACGCCAACAACATCAGGAAGATTATCAATAAGTCCCTGCTGAAGAGCGTCGTAATACGGCTCAGAAACCGTGGCGGTTATGCCAACGGTTCCAGTAGCGCCACCATCCCAAAGACCACTCATATACTTATATACCTATTGTAATCGGGTTCTTAGAAATCAGCCGCGTGTACTCCTCATTTACCCTCCGCTGGTACACCCGCTCCAGTCTTCCCGCATCCGTGTTGTTCGCTGTAGCAGCAACCTCATCAGCCCTACGAGCGTCTGTTTGCGTCTGGACTTGATTGCGACGAGACTCCGTAGTGCGCAGCAAACCAATAGCCACACCAAGCGGAGGAATGTCGTGAGCAGTTTCAGCAAGACCAACAACGGTACTAACATCGTCAGACAAGTTAGTCGCTTTTGTGTAAAGAGTCCGGTAAGTAAACTTAAGGCGAGCGCCCCCAGTAGGAACGTTGTGCATCAACTGAACCTTACCGTCATACACCCGATACGAGTTGTTATCCATCTCATACCAAACATCAGGAGTGCCAGGAAGCCGGTAAAGAACCTGAACAATGCCCTCAACATAAACACCAGAAGGGAAAGGATAAGTCTGGTAGGTCGTGTCAATATCAGTTTCCCAAGTAGCCAGCGGATACAAGCCAACAGAGGGGCTACTTAAAATACTGAACTGATGGTTTAGTTGGCTAAACGCCTGCCAGTTAGTCATTCGTGGACGGACGTAAACGAAATCACCAGCAGAGCCAGCCTGCTGAGGAGCGTTATCGTAACCCGGTATAACAAGAACGCTTCGTGAAGCGCTGCTAACATTCCGCACGTACCACACGTTAAGACCGCTAGAAAGAATAGTGCCGGGCTGGATCTGGGTTGTGTCCATGTCCAAGAAAATCTCGGTCTGCCCAGCAGCGTAATCAGTCTTAATAATGTTTAACTGTTCAGTAAGAGTTCCGTAAGTAAGACGCCGAACCTCAGCGACCATATCGCTCATCGTAGTCATTAAACAACCGCCTCAAGAGTATACCCAGCCGCTACCAGGGAATTATACGCGAAACTATTTTCCTCTGTTATGAACTGATGACCACCGGGAATAAAAACAGTAGCGGCCTTAATGTCCTCGTTTAGCGGAGCCTGAGCGGCAGTAACCGTGGCATCTGAGGAGATGAGAACGCTCTTATATGACGGAGGGCTTTGAAAAACCTGCCACAAGGTCAAGTCACTAATCACCGGAGGCGGGATAACACCGGGCTTAGTTACTGTGGGAACCAAACGGTACTGAGGCATTAGTTTCTACACTTCCACTTCCTACGAGCCTTACGTAGCCGCGAGTTAGGATCCTTAGCAGCCTTCGGAAACATCTTCATCTGCCCCTTGCTACGGGCGCAGTAACTCTTTTTACGCTTACCACCTTCAGGCTGAGGCCGCTTAATGTCCTGACCCTTTGCACGCAAAGATGCGCGGCCCTTCTCATTCAAGCCGCCGTCAGGGTTCTGGCCTTCTTTGCGAGTCCAAGCAGCGGTCTTGTACTTCTTCTTGACCTTTGCTGGCTTTTTAACCTTGGCCTTCTTTTTAGCCACTTAGCGGGACTTTCTCTTTCGCCGCTCTTGCTCTTCGGCCTTAAGCAAACTGTCGCCCATTTTTCCCGCACGCAAACGAGCAAGACGATTCCTGCGCTGCTCAGTACGCCGCTGACCAGGCTCTTCGCCCTTCCCCTTAGGGCCATCCTTCAAAGCGCCGTAACGAGAAGAACGCTTCTTAGGGCCTTCAGAGCCCATCTTCTTAACGGTCTTCTTGCTTACCTTTACCGGGGGCTTAAGAAAAGCACCATCGTAATTAGGGTCTTTCTTTGGCTTACGCTTAGGCATTGGCTAGCCTCCGTCACTTGTTATACGAGGTTTGATTACGCATATTCCAAGACCTATTTCTAGGCTTCGCACGCTCACGCAAGTACTGGGCATTAGACCTAGCCTTTTTCTCTGCGTTCACTCTACGCTGAAATGCGTCACTTTCTTGACCGCTTTTGGCTTTAGCGTCTTCAGCCTTAACCTGACCCTTAACCCAACGACCGCTTTTAGCGTCCCAGATATTGTACGACTTTCCGTTTTTACCAAGACGAATCTCTCCGTCTTTTACACCCTTGTTCTGCGCTACGCGAGCATTGTAATCAGACTTAGACTTACCAGCAGCCTTTTTGGTTTTACGCATCATTGCAAGGCGATCTGCTGAAATCTTAACTTTACGCTTCTTATCAGCCATTACTACTCCTAGATGGAGGAGTGCCCCTCCCCGCTGGCTCATACCAAACGGGGAGGGGCCTCAATCATCACGCTGTGTCGATGTACACCATTGATTCGGGACGGAAAATGCTGTACCCGACCAAGTGATGCCAGCCGACGCTGGCGAAACGACGCAACTTGTCCACAACCGGCGACACGACCGTGTTCGGGGTCGGGCCAAAGCCGGGGGCGTTGCTGTGAACCTTTGCAAATGCCTCAGCGCCCATCAGGATCGCCTTAGTAGCAGTTGGCAAGTGGTTGTTAGCGATGATGTTCACACCTTCATACGTGCCAACCTGGCCGTAGAAAATGTTATTACCACCCATACCCTGCTCGCGCATTGTGACATCGCGCCAGCCCGACTGGTTGCTTCCGCTCAGAGCCTCGCCACGAAGGGCCATGACCTGAGCAGGCGAAGCGATGAGGGTCCAGTAAGACCCGTTCATCGGGCGAGCGTTGTTCTGCTGCAACTGCAAAACAGCGGAACGGATACCAGCAGACGAAAGACCACCACTATCTGTCACAGTTGCGACAGTCCCAGTTGTCGAATCGTCGTAGGTCACCGAGCCAGCCTGCAAAGCAGTAGCGGCGAGAGTGTCGATGGAAAGACCAGCGTTGTAGCCCACGCGCTCCGCAACCAGCGGATCAATCGGAACCATGCTGGTTCCACGCAGAAGAGCGGTCGTAGTAACCGCATTGCCGTATTCAGACATCGAAACGACAAGGCCCTTGGCTGACATAGAAGCAGAGTCAACGTCAATGTTCTCCAGAAGAGGAGTCGTTGCTTCTGCGAGGTCGTCAACAAAAGAAAACCGAACAGACGAGCCACGGTGCGTCAACTTGGTTGCACGCACGGTAGCGAACTGATCCAGAATCAGTTGAGGACGGAGTGACGGGTACGCTACAAGATTGTAGGCCGTCGTAACGAACTGCGAACCTGCCGTAATGTCAACGGCGGGGGCAGGAGCGTTGTTGGTCAACGGGCCAGCAGCGGTTACGACCTCTCCAGGGGAGTAGGACGGGGCCGCTACAGCACCGTTTTGGTTTGCGCCGGGAGTCCCGGTTCCTGCTGGCATAACTTACCTCACAAAAAATTATTCGTCGTTATTGGTTGGAATACCTAGTTCTTGAGCAACAGCAAGAAAAGCATCCGTACCACCTTGACTCAACGCTTCTTGCATCTTCATCAAAGCAGCCTGTTCGGTAACGTCTTCAAATTCACCGCCACCAGAAGCAGCCATAACTCTTTGCTGGGAACTGAAATCAACCTGAGGTTGTTCGACTTCTTCGTATTCTTCTTCGTCGTCATCGACAAACTCAATGAAGCCTGCTGCCTCAGCAGCGTCAAGAATTGCGTCCTCGTCCAGTTCGCCTTTGTAAGCATCCGCAAAATACTTCATGCGCGGATCTTCCATTGGCAACCCTGCACGCTGGAAAGCGACCTCTCGCTTCATGTCGTTCAGTTCTGCTTCAAGTTTCTTGGCCCTGTTTGCCGCACGCCTCAGATTCTTAATTGAACCAGGATCGTCGTCGCCGTCAAACTCGTCGTCCAGATACTCTTCACTTGCCATTACTTCCCCATTTCCTATACTCATAGACGCGGGAGTACGCCTACGGAGGGTCTATTTACATAAGACAATTCACGGACTGCGCCTTGCGCATCCGGCAATGTTAACGACCAGCGCACCTCTTATTCAGAGGGCCAATCAAGCCAACAAGAACACTATACACTAGTACGTAGCCGATCCCAGGCCAGACGCTCCCGACTCGCCGCCAACATAACCGCCACCGCCACGGTTACTAGCCCTACGAATCCGCTGAACTTTTGCCATCGCTTCTTGAGCAGCAGAGTCACCAAACGCTCCACGAATTAACTGCTCTTGATTTATAGTATTAGCCTTGCCGGTACTTAGTCCACGTAATTGACTAGCCTGAGCAAATCCTTCAACCATCTGGCTCTCTTCGCGCACACCACGGTCATATAAGTCCTCAGCCAAATCCTTAGGCAAGTTTGCTATGCCCTGACGCCCGGCTATGGTTCCAGACAAGGACGCCGCAGATTGCTTCTTAAGGCTGTCTAAAACGTTATCTGGGTCAAGGAAGTAAGCCGCTAGACCGCCCTCGTCAATACCATAGTAATTTCGCATAGTTGTCTTAAAGTCTTCAGGGGCCTGAACAGCGGCAGCGCCAGCCATAGCGGCTCGGTCAGCCAACTCTTCAGCGTCAACCCGACCAACCAACAAATCGGTAACAGCGTTATAAATCATGTTATCTGGTAAGCCATAGCGTTGATCTAGCGCTTGAGCGGCCTGCTCGTACTCCATGTACTCAGCCTCAGTAAACGGAATACGGTCATTAATAAAACTTTGCATAGCCGGAAAACGCTGCTTGTAAGCAGGCTGGTTACGCATCTCAAGATAAATGTAATCTTCCGTGTACCCGTCAGCAGAAGACTTAATAGCCCAATCCGCTAATGCACCCAGACCAATACTCCTAAAATACGCGGCTATCGTATTTCCCTGTTGCTTTAAACGTTCACGTTCACGTGCCGCATCAGGGTCAGGCGTAGTGTTAACTGGAGGAGGGCCACCGCCTGTATCAGGAGTGCCACTTGGAACCCCCGGCCCAGGTGGGCTAACCTCCCGTGGGGGGCGTCCCTCTCCCTGACCAGCATTAGCAGCAGCGCGAGCGTACTGATCCGCAACCGCTTGAACCCTAGCCTGACCGCTCCCCTGAATGTTGGCTGCGGCTTGAGAGTAGTTCCTAGCAGCAGCAAGGTTCCCCTGACGGGCAGCCTCCTCCGCAAGACGCAACCGCTCCCTAACCCTCTGTGCTTTAGTAGCCATCAGAT